AAGGAGATAAGTAATGGAAGGAATAGACACAGAGGAACTGGATTATTGTTGTGAGAGATTATTTGGACATACAGATTGGGAATTTGTAGAGGACAAAGACACACACATAACAATTAAATTTAATGTAGAGGATACTAGAGAGGAGGAATAATGAAATTATATAAAGTCAATGTGTATCAAGAAGTTGATTTAGTTGAGACATTAATTGAAGCTAAAGATGAACAAGAAGCTATGCACAAAGTTGAGACTATGAATTACAAGAGCGGAGTAGGATTAAAATACGTAGGTAATTATCGTTTTAACGTAGAGATAGCAGATGATTACTGCATAAAGCATAAAGAATTTGAGTGCTTAGATGAAGTATGTTATGAGCAGATGACTGGAGAAAAACCATAATGAAAACAGTAGAGATATTGTTTTATGATGACTGGAATATGATATATAAAGTTATATGCCCATACTGTAGTCAATGTTTAGATTTGGGACACTTAGAATGGACAGCAATTCTATGTGAGTTTTGTAATAAGGAGATAACACAGTGAAAATAGAAATAAAAATGCAATACAATGACGTAAAAGTTTTAAAAGAAGTATGCAACGTTGTAAAAATTAAGCATGATAAAACAAAAAATAAAAGAACAGACGTAATTGTTTTTAAATTTAGGAACGATAACGTATTACAAGTAGAAGCTACCAATAGTTATATCTATAACAGTGTTGAATTTGGTAAGAACAACTTAGCTTATGCAACTATAGATTATGTTGAACAAGAATTAAAGAACACGTTTTGTTTTGCAGTATGGGAACATGACTTATTAGATAAGTGTAGAAAAATATTAAAGCACAAAAAAACTACCGTAGATGAGACATGTTATTTAGTAGTCGAAACACATGAACCGAATGTTGTAAGAGATATACCAGATAGCATATATAAAACTATGGATAAAATGTATTTTAGTATGCAGACACAAGAGTTTGAACAGAACTTAAACGTGTATCGCATGGGACTACAGACACAAGATAGACATTATGGAATGATACGTGCAATAGATAATCTTATTGAAACTTTTAGTAAGGATTTAGCACAACGTCTTAGTAAGAATATAACACAAGACTTATTCGGTATAGACGTTGATTACTTTACGCAAGCTACAAAGTTTATGAACATGAATGATGAAAAAGACCAGACTACTTTTATGAGATACGTTAAAAGTAATTTTTATTTATGGAAACATAGTCGATTTAGTGATGATAATGTACAGAACAAAGAGACAATTATTATGACTAGATACATAGATAATGTTTATGACAGTGCAGAACTACCGAAGCACAAAGAACTAAAGTCGAATGCAGTTTAGGACGGATCATGGATTTATTAACTGGACTAACAATATATTGTTTTGGTATTGGAAGCGGTTATATGTTTAACCAGCATAGAAATAACAGTATTGAACAATATAAATTTAATTCTTTACAATTAGAAATAGATAATCTACAATCACAATTAGATATAGTTATTGATATAAATCATAATTTACGGAAGGAGAAGCAGTGACAATAATGTACACACTTATTTTTTGTGACGTGTGTCATACATACAAAGATAATGTTGCAGAAAACAATATACAAAGTGATAAATATCTAACAGTATGTAACACATGTAAAGATGAAATAAGTAGAGAGACTACACATAAATTACATAAATCTAAGAGTATAAATTGGGACGCAAGATGAAAAATAGATTGCTTAAATACATATACAACTTTACGTATAAGTGTATGAAATTCTTAATGGATAATAATTATCCTATTGAATACGATAGTGATTATGTATGCGGTGAGTACATATTTAGTGAATGTTACTGCCCATACCATAGACATTTAGATAATGAATTTTACAAAGAAGGAGACAAGTAATGGAACAAAAAATTATAGAAGCGATTAAAAAAATGTTTGCAGATAACTGGAACAACTTAGAGTTGGGAAGTAGTCAAGCAGACTTAGTTGAAGCACACGTTATTGAAGCAGTGAAGGAAGCAACAAAAGGTGATTATTATTCAAAAGAATTTACGTTGAAGTTATCAATAGATTATGACAACTTGTATAAGTTTGATACACACCATAGAGATAACTGGAAAAATGATATACCTAGTGAAGCAGAACTTACGTCATCTATAAAAGATGAAGTTATATCATGGCTAAGTGACTTACGTTTTGACGTAGTGATAGATGAAAATGATGAGTAACCAAAGTCGTAAAAATAATTACAGTGATCTTGAAGTAAGTTTTATACCAGCAAGAGAACCTAGCATAGAATTTATTAGAGATATGATTGATGACGCAGAAAAAAAGTTAACAGATATTTTTAGTAATCCAGACGCAACGCCAAGAGATATTAATAATGAATACTTTTGGATTAAACAACAGTTGACAGATTTAATTGTTGTTAATAATATGTTAAAAAAGAAGGAGACAGATGAAAGTACAACCTAAATTCTTTTGCTACTGGTGTAAAAGAGAACTAGCAGTAGGAGAACAGTTAACAGAAGTAAGCGGTAATTTTTATTGCAAGACATGTAAGGTACAGAAGTGATGAAACTTAAAGAACATTATGATTGCGGAGAATGGTTAGATACTTTTAAGCCAATCAAAAGAGATGACATAACTTCTAACAATTATTTTGACATGGAAGGTAACATTACTCATGGTTGGTGGGATACAACTAAAGACGATATCAATATTGTAAAGAAGCACGGCAGTAATTATATCTGGACAGAATGTTACGAAGGTGATACACGATACGTTATGAGCGGTATGAGATTAGTTAACCGCATGACGTACTATGTAACAGAAGTATCGCATGACGGTAAAGATATTATTATAGATTGTAAGGATTGTAGGAACGAATGAACATAATAAAAATGATTGATAGAGATATAGCAGACGTTAAAGAACGTATTGATAATGAAAACAAAGACGGACATTATGATTATGAATTTGACGGTGAGAAATTTGACACGGCAGATGAAGTATTAGAAGCAGTTGGAGAATGGGAAGCACTAGATTGCAACTTATCTTATGACGCTGGATACATAGCTGGACTTAATTGGGTTAAAATCTATATAGAAAACAACAATAACAGTAAGTTAAAGTCGTTATTGGCTAAGTTAAAGTCGGTACTGGCTAACAAAAGTCGTACGTAGTTTAGAGATGATCCATAATATTATTTTTTCTATCTCTTTAATAGGTTTAATAATTGTTGTGACTGGTTTTATTTATTATGGTATTAAAAATATAATTAATTAAATCCTTGACATTTTAAAATTATTATTTTATTGTTATATTGTTATTTAATAGGAAGGTGATAACAATGACATGGAATTACCCAGAATATCTGGAAAAATCAAGTACAGAATTAATGCACGTTGAGAGAGTAAGGCACAACGGCACATTAATTTTAACCCATAAGGAAACAGGATTTTCTAATTCTTTTATAGGTTATGGAATACAAGAAGCGAAAAGAATGTTTAAAAAACATTTAAAAGATAAAGGTTATATTTAAAATGTATCGAGATACGTATATAGATTTTATTTACTACTTTTGGATTGCTACGGATTATGGTTTATTATGGTTAGCTTCTTTAATAACGTTAGCCGTTTTAAAACTATTAAAATCGTAGTTTATTTATAATGGATCTTAGGAAGGGAATAACATGAATGAATTTAATTATGATATAAAGCGCGAAGGTATAAGTTACAATCAATTTGAATTTATCTATGAATTATTGGATACGTATACTTTTGACGCGCAATATTTAGAGAATGAGCAAGATAAAAAACGATTTGATAATGACTTAAACATACTATATAGAAGTCTTAAATCATTAGTAAAGGAAGGTTAGACAATGAAAACAAAAGAGAGATTACAAGAGAAATCAAAAATAGAGTTATTTAATAAATTATATAATACAAATTTAGATTGTTACAACTTTGACGGAAGTTATAACGGTATAACATTACAACAACATTTCAATAATGATGAATTGAATTTATTACCGTTGTTAGATGACAAGCCAACTATATACACAATCGTTAGACGTGTAAGCCCTAACGGTATGAGTAGAGATATGAGCTTCTTTTGTATTAATAACGGACAATTAATAAACATTACTTATTTAGTTAGTTTAATTATTGATGAGAGAGAGCCAAAACAAAACAAATACTATGAGCATATTATCCGTGTGAATGGCGCTGGAATGGATATGGTTTTTCACATGGTTTATACATTAGGCAATATATTATTTAGAGATATAGAGCTAGACATAGACAATAGCGGTTATTTATTAAAATACAAAAGTATTTAACAATTCTGGTATATCGCAACCCTTAGCGCATACGTACTAAACACCAGAAGGAAGCCAGCTAGTTTAACCGCTAGCTGGTTTTTCTTTTATCTAAAATCGTGTTTTAATTTGGATAGATCTATATTGTATTTTTAAAAATATATCTAGTGTTTTGACGGTGAACGTTATAACGTCAAGACAGCTTCAAAACGTACACATAACACCGCACAACCGCACATAATACCCTAGCCCTAATACACAACGCATTATTTAACCCCCATACTTTAATCGCGCGTGTCTGCAAATATATATGAATACGTCAATGTTTACGTGGTAATTTCTAAATGGTGGAGGTGCTGGGATTTGCACCCAGGTTGAGTAAGTAGTGATATTGGAACAAACATCTTACTGCGATCTAAATCACCCCCAGTGGACAGTATACCATATATGGTGGTACTATATGTGGTATTTACAATAAAAACATACAATATGTTGTATTTCTTATTGTAATCTTTAAATGTCGGATTGTGGACGTAACGATCCCTGTGTCACTCCCAACCCAAACCAGTTTATTAAGTGTAGTAACAACGAATATGCGCTCTCTCTCTAATAAATAAAATGTGAGGAATGTCCCTTTGCGGACGACTGGTGCGGACCTGCTATGCCAACACTTTGTTTCGACTTAATCTTATGGACCTGTTATAGGCAGGAAGTCCATAATGTTTGTTCCGATTTATTAATCTATGCTACACTATAGCATATAGATATGTCAAATAAAGAAAAAAACACATTATGTACTGCTTCTGATTGTGTTGCACCTTTACCAGAAGGTAGGCATAAATACTGTAGTGACAAGTGCGCTAACAGAGTAAAGAAAAGAGCATACAGAGCTAAAAAAACTGCTACTGATTTCCAGGTAGTCAAAGATGTTGATCCTAACCTGCAAAAGCGTAGAGGCGATTATTACGCAGTAATGAAGAAAAAAAATTTTTTTGCCGACATATTAGAAGGTAAAAAGACGAAGAAGGAGATTGCCGATATATTGAATTGCAGTCAGGCGACAGTGTCCAGAGCTATGGCAGCATGGGTAGAGGACCAGACAAAAGAAGCCGAGTTTGCAAAACGTAAGCGTGAAAAAGATGATGATAGTTTTGTAACGTATAACATATCTGTAGATGACTTTATACAATTTAGAGATAATTATTTTTTAACAGAACAAGGTAAGAATTACGAGACACCAGACTTTCAAAAGAACTGGATTGCAGCTATAATAGATAGCATACTGCACGGAAAAAGGTTAATGGTGTTGTCTCCGCCACGACATGGCAAGACAGATTTGTTAACACATTTTTGTGTGTACATGATATGCAAAAACCCAAACATTCGTGTAATGTGGGTAGGAGGAAACGAGGATATTGCTAAGAACGCAGTTGGTGCGGTACTGGACCACTTAGAAAACAATGAAGGACTTATACAAGACTATGGAGACTGGGACGGATTTAGACCTGCTAATCGCAGTGGAAAAAGCTGGTCGTCCAGTCAATTTACTGTTGCAACTAGAACGGTCTCTGGTATTAAGTCGCCAACTCTTGTCGCAATTGGAAAAGGAGGTAAAATCCTTTCCAGAGACGCAGACCTTATTATCGCAGACGATATCGAAGATCATGGAAGTACTGTGCAACCAAGTGCTAGAGAAAGTACAAGAAACTGGTGGACAACAACACTACAGTCACGAAAAGAGGAACACACAGGAATGGTCGTCATTGGATCAAGACAGCACCCAGACGATCTCTACCATCATCTATTAAATAACCAGGCATGGGAAAGCATTGTAGAACGTGCGCATGATTTAGAAATACCATTAGAAGATGAAACCTTAGACCATACACCACATTTGTTATGGGCAGGTAAACGAAGTCATAAGTGGTTATTAGAACAGTTACGTGCAGCAGAGACTACAGGTGGTAGAGCTATTTTTGAAATGGTGTATTTGAATAAAGCAATACCAGACGGTATGGCATTGTTTACAGCAGAGATGATAGATAACTGTTTAGACAAGTCACGTAACTTAGGTGACTTACCACCGCATACAACATTGATTGCAGGATTAGATCCAGCGAGTACTGGATACCAAGCAGCAGTGCTTTGGGCATACAATATTAAAACACAACAAGTATGGTTAGTGGATATTAAAAATGACCAAGGTGGTGGAATACAAAAGGCACATAACTTAATGAAAGAATGGTATGACAAGTATTGGTTAAGTCACTGGGTTGTAGAGGAAAATGGTTTTCAACGTGCTATTGGTCAAGACAAAGATATTAGAAATTGGGCAGCACAGAATGGCGTACGTATAGAAGGACACCAGACCTATAAAAATAAATGGGATCCAACATTTGGTGTTACGAGCATGGTAGGACAGTATGAGACTGGCAAGATAAACTTACCATGGGGTGACGCAAAAACAAAAAATAAAGTAGGTATCTTTAGACAACAACTGCTATACTTTAGTCAAGCAGGTGCTAGCAATAGTCGCAATGTAAAGACAAAAACCGACTTAGTTATGGCAAGTTGGTTTCCAATGAAACGTATACGCACCAACGTAAAAATGATGTTGGCGCAAGTACAGAACGACTATACTCCTAGTTATGCAGATTTTCAAAAAACAGAATTTAATGAGGTTCCTTGGTAATGTTTAGTCCAGACGAATTATTAACAAAAGTAGACGATTTAAAAGGTATGCACGAATACAGTGGTCACTATACCTATCGACATAGAGTAAGAAATATTTTAAATGGTGGTCCTAATGGTGTAGCTGCACTCTTAGGTGAGAATGGTAAAAACTATGATGAGGACTTACCAATTCCTAATATGATACATTCTGGTTTAGAACACTTAGCACAAAAGCTAGGACGTATGCCAGACATTAAAGTTGATCCTTATGACAACAGAGATAGTGAACGTGCAAAGACAAAAGCAGAAAAACTAGAACGTATTGTTAATAGTTACGACATGGAAGCCAAAATGGAAAAACAACTTCCACAGGCAGCACGTTGGTTGCCAGGTTATGGTTTTTGTGTATGGGTAGTTAGACAGAAAATGGGACCAGACGGTAACATGTATCCTCATGCAGAACTCCGTGATCCGTATGATTGTTACCCAGGATATTATGGACCAGACCAAGATCCAAAAGAGTTAGGCATTATACGTTTAGTACCAAATGCAGTTATTAAATCAATGTATCCAGAAGCTAAAGTTCCTATTGATGAGAGTTCACAATTCCCTTCAGGATATAGCAAGTTTAAATACACAGACCAATTCCAGAGAAGTTGGGAGAACCATTTAGGTGACGGTTCTGAATTAGTAGAGTTTTATAACGAAGAAGGTACATACATTTTCTTACCAGATCAAAAACAAATATTAGATTTTATTCCTAATCCATTAAAGTCTGGACCTAGATTTGTTATTGCTAAGAGATTTAGTTTTGACAGATTACAAGGACAGTATGACCATGTATTAGGTTTAATGGCAGCTATGGCAAAGATAAATGTTTTATCTATTATTGCTATGGAAGATAGTGTATTTACGGAAACAAACATTATTGGTGAGTTAGAAAGCGGTAACTACAAGCGTGGAAGATTTGCAGTAAACTATTTAACACCAGGTTCCCAAGTAGCTAAACCACCAAATAATATTCCGTATCAGCTATTTCAACAAATAGATAGAGTAGAACGACAATTACGACTAGGTGCAAGTTATCCTGTATCAGATGACGCAATATCTCCCAATAGTTTTGTTACTGGTAGAGGTCTGCAAGAGTTATTGTCATCAGTTGATTTAAACGTAAAAGAATATCAGTTATCACTAAAAGACGCTTTACAAGAACTAGATATGAAACGTTTAGAAATGGACGAAGTTCTTAACGGTAAAAAATCTAAACCATTAGCTGGTTATTTTAAAGGAACTGCATACGCAGAAAACTACACACCAGAACGAGATATATCTGGAATGTACAGAACAAGACGTGTGTATGGCGTTATGGCAGGGTTTGATGAACCAACAAAGATTGTCTCTGGCTTACAGTTATTACAAGCAGGCATAATTGACAAAGAGACATTGCAAGAAAATATGGACGGTTTAGAGAATGTACAAAAGATTAATAACAGAATACTGAAAGATGAAGCAGAGCGTACATTGTTTGAGACATTAAAAGTACAAGCAAGTCAAGGCGATCCTAAAGCAACTATGGCATTAGTACAGATATATAAAGATCCAGATGGTATGCAAGCAATCTTAGATAAATTTTACACTGCTGAAGAACCAGAAGTACCAGAAGGTGAAGCAGCTATGTTAGAACAAATGATGGGTGGTCAAGCAGTACCACAAGGTCCTGCACCAGATATACGTTCATTATTGTTAGGTGGTATGCAAGGTGGCTAAAAAGAAAAAAATATTACCAGGAAAAGTTTATCCTTTTAATAAAGGCGTGTTTGATAAATTAGACGCAGACGATAAAGTAAATTACATGCAATCTTATAAATTAAAAAATACAAAAAGAAAGAAAAATTTTTAAATGAACGAAAGAGATAAATTAAATTATCAATTCGCTGATATATGTAATACAGTATTGTTTGACGTATGGCAGAAAACATCAGAAGAAATAGAAGATTTTGAATTGTATGGTAATGAAGAAGAACCAACAGTATCAGGATTTCCGCAGGGAATGATAGTACAATATATACCTAATGGATTAATAATTATGTTTGGTCCACCAGAAGATATAGGAGATATAAATGGCGAATGGTAGTAGCAGAGATAGAGGAAGAAGGGCGAAGAAAAATACTGCACCTGCAAGACCAGCAGCAGTAAGTGGTCCTGGAAGATTAAGTAGAAGAACAGATAGTGTTGCACCTAGCATTGAAGATGTTAGAGGTATGGTTTCGGAAAGTGCAGGAGAAGAAGCAGCACTTGTAGAACAAGTTAGACAAGGTACAATACCTGGCGAAGAAGGAACACAACCTCAAACACAAGTTACAGCAACACCGCAACCATTACAACCAATGGCACCTGGTGTAGCTGATATTTTTACAGAAGGTGACGGAACTCCAATTACTACACCATCTAGTATGCAACAACAAGAAAGTACGTTGTTAGAACCAGATGATTTAATGTTAATTAGAGCAATGGCACAAGCTAATCCAACAGCAGAACTTATAAGTCTATTACAATTTGCAAGTCAAAAAATAAATAGAACTCCACAACAATTCGGTTAACACATGGGTGTATTTCATTTTGACGATCCTAAATCGGAACAAGATTTATATAAAGAAATACTTGCTAGAAAAACGCAATGGAATAGAGCAAAGGCAAGTGTAACAAAAGCAGACGCAGACCGTGCTACTGCTATAGCTAAACTTTATCCAAACTTTTCACCAGATGTTATTACATCTCTTACAATGTTACAAGTTAAACCAGAAGCAGAAGTATTAAGTACATTATCAGAGAGAATACTTGAACATAATAAACAATCTACAGTAGATAAAATATTTGATCCATTGAAAGGTGCAGTACGTTTTGGTTTACTTGCATTAGAAGATTTGTATAGAACTACAGTAGATAGACCTATTAACTCTATGATTGCTGCAACTATAGGTGACAATGCAGAAGAATTAACATTTAAAGACGCATACGCACAGTCTGGTAAATCTACAGTAAAACAAGTATTTAGTAATTTATTACAAGGTAAAGAAGTTAACTTAGGTGAAGGACTACTTCCTAATTCAGAAGTATTCGATCCTAATAATCCTAATAGTAAATATTATGACGAATATAAATATTTAATACAATCTGGATTTGATGACCAAAGAGCGCAAAGCATAATACAAAACCAACTAGGTTCTGCTATTACAGAAATAGATAGACGTATGCAAGAAGAAAGTGGTCAATTTACTATAACAAGACAGTTAGGTACTGGTGAAGATGTTAAGGTACCTATATCACTAGGTAGAACATTAGCACTTGGTGTTGCAGAACCAGGAACAAAAGGTTTTAATGTTGTATCTGGAATACTTGACGCAGGTAAAGCGTTATTCTTAGATCCTTCTAATTACCTCACATTAGGTGTAGGTGCAGCTAGAAAGTCAGCTAAAACATTACGAGCAAGTGATAATTTAATTGCACAGTTAAAAGGTATTGATGTTAAAGATGTTAATAAAATGTCACAAGCAGAACTTGCAGAGTTAGGAGTAGTTAAACGTGGTTGGGGACTATCGTTTATTAGTCCTAAATCTGTAACAGATTATCTTAACAAAGATCCAGGAGGAATGAAACTTGTTAAGTATTTATCGAACATTAGTTCGGAAAGTAAGTTTATGGATATTACAGGTATTACTGATCCAAAAGTTATACAACGTTTCATGAACATATCACAAGACTTTACAAAAACATTAGATGAAAAAACTGTTGACATGGCTACATTGTTAGACCAATCTATGGGATTTAGAGATTTACCATTCGGAACTACAAGACCAACAGTAGGTGCAGTAGGTAGATTTTTAGGTGGTGCAACAGAAGCAATAGCTAAAGGAGTTCCAGAAGGTACAGGACAATTATTTGGTGCTAAAAAAGTTATACGTTTATCTTTAATGGATAGTAACAGCAGAATGGCAAGAGTAATGTCAACATACACAAAAGATTTACCATTACGTTATTTAGACGCAGAGAACGTAGAACAATCATTTGACCAAATTAAAAAATGGTTAGATCAAACTACATTAAACAGAAATACAAAAGATAATATATTACGTGACGCTATGGGATTAGAAGAAGGAGACCGTGCAGGATTATTTAACGTAGCAACAAACATGCTAGAAGAAGTAGGAAAAGATTTAGTAGATAACTTTCAAGTAAGTCAAAAAGACGCAGACGCATTTACACGTATATTTGAAGAAACCTATGAGGATATGCGTAAATATTTTATTGATGGTTTTACAGGTGATAATGTATTAAATCCTGGTATGGAGTTAAAACCTGTAACTATTGACGGTGTTATGAAAGTTACACCAAGTCCTGCACAAACTACAGAGTTTATTAACAGAACAATACCTATGCCAGACGCAGGTGGATTAGCTAAAGCTATGAACTCAATGTCAATACTTAGAAGTAAAATGGGTGGTAGTGAAGCATTTGACGCATTCTTAGCAAAGTATCCTAAGTCAATGCAAAAAGGTATTATTGGCAAGAATGTAGATAAATACTATACAGAGTTTTGGAAACCTTTTGTTTTGTTACGTGGTGCATGGTTACTTCGTGTTGTTGGTGAAGAACAGCTACGTATGTTTACAAGAGGATATGACAATATCTTTTCACGACCGCTATCTTTAATATCTTTATCATTATTGAAAAAAGCTGACGCTCAAGATGTAAAAAGATGGACA